TAATACGGCGAATCCGGCGGATCCGGGTGCGCGACGACCGCGAGCAAAAACCCGTCCGGCACGGCGACCTGCTTGTGGCAGAACGTGTAGAGGCTGCCGTCGAATGTGCAAATTCCGCGTGTGAGCGGATCGAGCGTCGCCATGCGGACGGTGCCGGGCCGCACCTTGACGGTGCCGGCTTCGGTCACGTAGCCGTTGACCAGATCGTAGAGGTTGTCGGCTCGAGCGCCGCCCTTCGTGCGCAAGCGGTTGATGCCGCCCTTGATGGTGGTGAGCGGAGCGGCGCGCATCAGGGGTCGAGCCCCGTGAACACGGGACGGGTCTGCGTCGGCGCAGGCTCAGTGCCCGGGATGTACCGCGCTGTGCCGTGCGATGCAGCCACGAGCTCGCGCAAATAGGTCTGCGCCTGCGAGGCGACGTCGCCCGCGTCAGGGTGCCCGTAGTGATTCTTCGCGTTAGCCAGCGCCCACAGGAATACGAGCTCGCTGTCGAGCGTGCAGGGGTCGGTGTCCTCGGTGAATCGCATGAGCCCGAAGTGGCCCTTGATGCGCAACGTGTACGCCGCATCCGGCGCGGGGAATACCTCGATGCACTGCCGCACTTCGTAGCGCGCCGGCAGCCCGTTGTATTCCACGCTGGTATAGAACTCCGGCGGGATGCCCTTGCCGAGCGGCAGCCACGCGCCATTCGAGTCCTCGACGCCCACCCAGGACAGCTTGTAGGCGTCGAGCTTTTTCACGCAGTCGTCGATGTTGTCGCGCACGCCGTAGAAGCGCTCGCCCACCGTCATCGTCCAACGGTAGATCCGTTCTGTCTGCAGCGCGCGATACCGGCGGTACAGGAATTGCTGGCCGCGGCGGAGGAAGTTGTCGAGAAGTGCCGACATCCCGGGCGGCGGGTTCGCGGCCTGTGCCGCGTAGCCAAGGCGCTCGAGCAATGAGATTCGGAGCTCGGCAAGGGTCTCGTTATCGTAGAACCCGTCGTCGCAGCTGCAGTTGAAATTCGGCATGGCTCAGCCCCTCCCTCCTGAAAAGAGGGCGAGCCCCGCACAGGGCTCGCCCCCGGCATGACTGCGCGCAGGAGGGGACACGCAGCCGACCACTGGTTACTCCGTAAGTTCGACAGCTTCGCCGTCGATCACCGAAGCATCATCGTACAGCCCCTTGAGCGGGTCGTCGCCGGCATCGTACTCCGGCGTCTTGATCGGCGCAGCCCGGGCGACAGCACGAGCCTTGTCGATCTCCTTCGCGAGCTCCGCGATCCCCCGATCGCCCTCACCGTAGACCAGCGACACGTAGGTCCGGCCGCCGTCGCCCTCGAACTTGTATTTCGCCGCGAGGCGATCGTACTCAGCGGCCGGATCCGGCAGCTGGCGGTTCACAGGCGTCTCGCCGATCACGGCGACATGCGAGTTCCCGTTGGCGGCTGCCATGACGGCAACCTCCCACGGGGCCATGTCGAGCGTGAGCTTGGTCGTCTCCGACCGGTCAAGGGTCACGCGACTGTACTTGAACATGAGAAAACCCTCCTGGGGTTCGGACGTGGAAAGATCAGTTACCCAGCAGCCACACCGGGTCGCTCGCAGCGCTCGTGCGGATGTACTGGTATGTCGGCGTCACCGACTGCACGCTGCCGGCGGTGCCGGCCGCGGCCAGCGTCGCCAGCGTGACGGGGCTCGTGAAAGCCGCGTCGACCGAGCCCTGCAGGACCCGCTGCTCGGCGGCCGTGTTGATCGCGACGACCGTGTAGTTCGGCAGGAACGGCGCGGTCTGCGCGTTGAGGTCGATCGCCGTGTTGTTGACTTCGAGAACTCGCATTGTCTTGTCTCCGAAAAGGTGTTCGTGGCCGGTTGGGGCGGGGTGTTACCCCCGCCCCACTCGGATCAGTAGATCGACAGAACGGCGTGCGCGTTGCGCTTGTTGGTCGTCAGCGCGGCCCGCGACGTGAGCGCCCAATAGTGGACGTACCGGTCGTAGACGCGAGGCGGCTTGCGCGACACCATCCAGTGACCCTTGATCGGGCGCAGCTTGATGTGCTTCGTATTGATGAAGTAGCAGCGCTTCGCCCACTCCGTTGCCGGGCTGTCCGCCGTGTCGAGGTCGTCGAACACCGGATCCCACACCAGTTCCACACCCTTGAAGTACACGCCGTCGACCGACGCGTCCACTGCGGTGTTGCCGCGGCCGGTCGTGTTCAAACGACGGTTCACGGTGTCGCTGGCGTCCTGACGGTACGCGTCGAGGAAGTCCGAGCCGACCAGGATGAAGTCCGGCTTTTGGCCGCCGCGACGGGTGCACTCGCGCCACGCGATTTCCATGCGGTCGACCAGGTTGCCCGACGTCGCCGTGGAAATGTTGAGGTCGGCGTAGTTCCTCCACCAGGCATACGTCTGCTGGTTGAGGGTACCGATCGTGGCCGACGCGCTCGGGGTGAGCGAAATCAGCGAGTCGAGGCCCGGGATGTCCGTCGCCGAGGCCGAACCGTCGCGGTGCAGCATCAGGTCGAAGTTTTCCTCGAAGCCGAGCTTCAGCGTCTCCATGTTCTCGGTCAGGAGGTTCGTCAGCTGGAACTTCTCGGCGTCCGACGCGACGGCATTCTTGTCGTCGGTCAGGGTGATGCCGTTCTGCACGAGCTCGTCCTCGTTCAGGCCGAAACCGTCGTGGAACGCGCCGTAGCTGAACTTCGCCTGCTCGAGCGTGCGCTTCCGGTTGTAGGAAACCGTGCTGTCGCCGAAGAAGGACTGGAAGTTGCTGTCGTTCGCGTAGCGCAGCTGCTCGACGACGTACTGGAGGCCGCCGCCGTAAGGCGTCTTGCCGGCCAGCAACTTCTTGAGAAGCGGGCGCTCGGTGTTGATCTGGTCGATCGGGTCGTTCTTGAGGTAGTAGTCGAGAACGTGCTTGCCAGCATAGGCCAGCTGTTCGGTATTGAAAGGCATGGATGTCTCCAAAGCAAAAGGGTTGTTACCGTTTGCCAGGGAGCAACGAGCCCGTGGAACTTTTGCCGGATGCGAACCCGGTCACTCTTGCGAGTAGGGGTACTCCCCTCGGCGCAGTTGCTTACGGACTGGATGAAATCACAGTGCCCGGGTCGCTGTCAACTATCTCGATCTCCCCTTCGCGCAGATGGTGCCCGGCTTCAAATGCGCTGATGGCAAACACCTTGCCGGCGGGGACCGTCGCTCGAGCGTCGAAGCGCAGCCCGAAGTCGCGCAGCGCCCGTGCCGTGTAGACCTTCATGTCCCGGTACTGCTGCAGCGCGGGAGGGATATGGGCAACGGGAAAGGTCTCCGCCGGGTCGTATTTCGGGAACGCGCGGATGAAAGCGCGGTCGACGAACCGGATGCTCGAGGCGGCAAGTTTCTCTGCCAGGCGCTTGTATTTCAGCTGCCAGTGCGACTCGAGCCGCCCCCGGCTGACGTTCTTCGCGTCCGGGTCGTGGAAGTAGGTCCCGTTCTGGTAGCAGTCGAAGCCCACAGCGATGACAGGCGCGCAGCCGAGCAACACGCCCAGCCCCAGCGCCATCTGCCCGCTGTTGCCCTGAATCGGCCACTGCGGCGCGCGGTAGTCGGCCCAATGCTGTCTCGAGACGATCGGCGCACCGAGCGGCCGCAGCAACGCCTCCATGCTCTCGCGCGTCTCGGTGTGCGTGTGATCCTTGCAGAAAATGTAGTCGGGCTGCAGCCCCAGCTTCGGCGCGTGCCCGTTCGCGGAAATGATGACGGCGCGCGTGACGACTAGCCGCGGGAGCGACGATATTTGAGACGGCGCGCTGGGGCCTCCGCCGATAATGATGGCAGGACGGTCGGCGTGTCTGAGATAGAGGTCAACAACCGAAGCGGGTAGTGATCTTTGATCCACGGCGACATCCCCTGCGTGCGCGGCTCCCATGGCTTGAATTCTCCTGCGAATACGACGACTCGAGCGTTCTCGGGTAGCGAACCATCGCGGAGTGGCGTCACCGGAGAGGCAATCGGACCCGCCGGCTTCGGCTGACCGTTGCGCGGGACGACGACGTTGAGCCGCGCGAGTCGACGATGGCGATACGGCGGCACGAGATTCAGGTACGCGTACACGCCATGGTTGTAGTCCCAAACGGCAGCGTTCGGCGCCAGCTTGTACCGTATCCATGCCTGATCCGAGCCGCGCATCCGCGCTGCCGTCGTGAGCTTCGGAGACTCGACCGGGTCGAAGTCGTCCCACACTTCCTGGTGGAACCCGGCAGTCTGCAGAAACATCGAGCCGTTGTAGTGGTCGTCGCCGCGCGCGTCGTAAATGACGAACCCCTCCGGCCGCTGCCAGAGCGGAGCGACGTCGTCCACCATGACCATGTCGAGGTCGAGCGACACGTAGCGCGGCCCGAAGATCGCAGCCATTTCGCGCGAGAACAGCTTGAGCCGCGGGTAGCAGTTCGGTCGCGACGTCGGGTGCGACGGGTTCACGAGGTTGAAGTGATCCGGCCACAGCGGCACGTACTCGATGCCATCCGCGAGCCCTTCCGGGTCGTCGGTGACGCAGAAAAAGCGGTGCGGATGGTTGTAGTAGCGCGCCGTCATCGCGGCCAGCGCGTTGACGTGCTCCGACGTGTACGTGGTCCGGTAGTCCGGGCGCCGGTACTTGAACGTGATTACCGAAATCACTTGTATAGCTCCGGGTACAGCGCGCGACGCGCGAGCGCTTCGACAACCGCGGTTTCAAAGCAGTGATTCGGCTCGTGCGGATGCAGCCAGTCGATGAATTGCTCGAGGCGCCGCACCCAGCGGACGTGTGCGTTGCGCCCGGTCCAGCCGGAAATCGTCTCGCGAGGCAACACGCCCCATGGCGCGAACAGGATGGCGCAGCACAGCATGTTCCACGAGATGCGGATCGGGCGTGCCCACGCCCATATCAGCCAGAAGATTTTGCCCATACCCCGGCCTCGTATTCGTCGAGCATCAGTTCCCACATATCGCGCCAACGGTACGGGTGCTCGAGCGGACCGACGAACGGGGCGTCGTCGCACGTTCCGGGCGAGGGCCAAGGCCAGCCGAGGCTTGTTTCAAGCAAGTAGAGGCTGCCATCGCGCTGGTCGTGCAGGATGTCGAGGGCGCACCACTTTGTTGCGATCGAAACAAAGATTGTGTCAGCGAACGCGAGGATCGCCTGCACGAGCGCGCTGTCGTAATCCACGACGGGCTCGACATTGCCTGTCTCAGCGGTGCCGGCCGCTCCGTTGTAGCGCTTGAACATCGCCCGACCGCGGCCGACGATATTCACGCGCCACGTGCAGTCGTGCGGGATGTAGTCCTGGAACAGCACGTAACCGCGCTGGCGCGAGGTCGCGCCGCGACTGCCGTGGCCCCCGGCGCAGTGATCGACGATGATGCCCTTGCTGAATAGATCGCGGACGTGCGCCTTTTGGTCGCCGCGGTTGCGCAGGATGCGGACGTTCTTCGAGCTCGCGCCGACGTCGGCTTTCGACACGAGGATGTCCGGAGCACGCGTCTCGAGGAAGTACATGGCGGCATCGCGGTTATCGAAGCGCCACGTTTTCGGCATCCACTTGCCACAGCGCCAGAACTGCGCGCTCTTGTCGTCGTAATTCTCGACTTGCGCGAAGTCCTGCACCATCGTCAGGTGCTCGGCCATCTCGAGGTAGTCGAGATGGTTCTGCTGCAGGATTGTCGGAATGGCATGGGGCCGAATGAAACCGAGGCCGCGGAGTTTGGCTTCGCGGCCTCGTTTGATGCGCTCGACTTCGTAGCCGCGGCGCCGGGCAGCCTCCATGGATGGGGCGAACCAGTTACCCCGCTCGTCGAGTATCGTGTATTGCTTCATCTCCGGCCCCCATAGCGCGCCGCGTACCACTTCGCGATCGGCGCGTTGCTGAAATCTGCCTCGAAGCGCTGCCCTTGCTCGAGCCAGATGGCGTGCTCCGCCAACAGGGCACGCTTCTCGCTCTTTTTACGGTAGCGTCCCGGCCGCTTGGTACGCGGCTTTTCCTCCGTTGTCATCTCCCTGCCGCAGCGAGCCCCATCTCCAATGCTTCTGCTGCGCTCTTGGGCGCCGGGGCGGCACTGCCCGCCGGGTTCGACGCGCGGAGCGGGGTGTTCCCGCCCCCGCCCGGAAGTTTCGCGCCTGGGTTGATTGCAGGGTATGGAGGCGGAACCGGTCGGGCGGGGGCGGGTAACGCATCGTAGGCGCGCTTGAAAGTCGCCGCCCACTGGTTAGGAGGAATCGTAGCGAACACCGGTTTCAAAGTGTTCACCAGAATCTTGCGCTTCGCCTCATATCCGGTCGGATCCGCTGCCTGCAACTGCTTGCCAAGCGCGGTCAAATCTGCCTTGCCTTGATTCACGGCGCGGAGGTTCTGCTGCGTGACTTGCTCGTTTTGCTGCTGGCGCTGGCCGAGGCGCTGCGCCTCTTGCGCGGCGGCGCGCGCCGCTGCGATTTCCTGCGCGCGCTCCGGCGACAGGCGCCCCGTCGAGACTTCTTCGATCAGGTCGTTGTGCCCCTCGAGCATGTTGACGCCGGGCACCGGCTTGCCGAGGCGACGCGCCATGACGGCGATCTCCTGCTGCATGAACGCGAGCGCCTGCTCCTGGTCATGGCGATTCGGGCTGTTCACGAGGCGCAGGTATTCGAGCGCCTGCCCGTACTGCTCCGGGTTCGCTTTCGTCTCGAGAATCGCGCCCATGATCTCGCGATGCTCGGTCTCGACGCGCTGCAGCGCCTGGTCCTTTTCCTTGACCATGCCGACCAGCGTCGTGATCCGTTCCTTCGTCTCGCGCTTGAGCGCGTTCGGGAGCGGGTCGTTCAGCGGGTCCAGGGCTTTGGGCTGCGCCGCAGGATCGCCTTCGGCTTTCGGCGGCTCGACCGGCTTGGCTGCATCGGCAGCAGCCTTTGCAGCGTCAGAATCGCCATCAGCTGCAGCACCTTCGCCATCATCCGCAGCTGGTCCATCGGCAGCAGCTGCCTCTCCACCAGCCACCGGGTTTCCATCCGGCGCAGATCCAGCATCAGGCGCTGGGCTGTCGTCTCCAGTCGATTCATTGGTCGGCTCCGGAGTTGGGGCCGGAGCCGCGCTCGCCTCGGCGATACCAGCGTCAACGGCGGCCAATAGGCTTGTCTCGTCGGGGGGCATGTTCCTCTCCTGTCAGCGCGTCAGATGCTTGATCGCCCACATGACGGCTTCTTCGGTTTTTGTCTTGGCCAGCGAAAGCTCGCGGCTCGCACCCATACTTTCGATCAGGTCATGGAGCTCGAGCCCCTTGTCCTTGATCGCTTGCATCTGCGTCTTTTCCGCATCGCTGAGAACGCGGTACGCATGGCGCATCACGTTGTTGACAGTGCGATCGTCGCTGGTCGAGTTTACAGTCGTCATGTGTCCTCTCCTGTTACTGAATCATCGTCAAATCGGGCGGCGCGAGCTCCGGTGCCTGCATTTCGGGGTTCACCGGCTGCCCGGCGAAATCCGCCTTGGGCCCGGCCGGCGGGATGCCGCCCGGGGCGCCCGTCACGGGATCAACCGGACCGCCGGCCATAGGAGCGCCGGTAACGGGGTCGACCGCGCCCGGGGCGCCCGGCATGGCGGGCGGTTTCTGCGGGGGCTGCGGAATGAACCGCGTGACGTCGCTGTCGTCGCCCATTCGCGTGAGGGTTTCCTGCAGCAAGGCGATGAGCGCGTCGGCCATGCCCTGATCGCCGATCATCAGCGCTTCGCGAATCTGCAGCATGGAGTCCTTGATAAGCGGCATGACGACGCCCCATGCGTCGCGGTCGCCGCTCGACTTCGGCTTGCCCGTGGTGCCAGCTTCGATCGTAACCTCGACCATCGTCAGCAAGTCGTCGATCGACATGCCGTGCGGCCAGAAAGCCTTGGCGCCCGCGATCCGCTCGGCGTCCTTCATGTCGAGCGCCTGCAGCGCGAGTTCGCCCGTGTAGTGCGCGAGCTCGGTCAGCATTGTTTCGAGGACGTCACGATCCGCCGTCGTCCGTGAAGCGAAACCACTTTGCTGAATCTCGGCCTCGGTTGCAGTTTTCGGCGCCGTCGATGACTGCTGTAGGGCTTCTTGTACGCCACTGATGCGCTCCATGTCTGCGAGGATCGGCGCGGTGTCGAACAGCCGCATGTCGCCGATCGCGATGGGTTTCTCGGAGAACAGGTCGCGCATCGGCTTGTCGTGCGTGACCGGCTTCAAGCCGATCAGTTCCTGGTGCACGCTGCTCGAGAGTTTCTTCGCCTCGGTCTCATCGAGCTCCGTCGAGTTGAAAACGACACCCGGTACCGCCCGCTGGCGGGTCAAACGCAGGCTCGAGCGAGTAGCAGCGTACTCATCCTGCAACTTCATCAGCCGCCATGTCAGCGACTGCGGATGGCGCGCACCATCTACCGGGTAAAAAGCGATCTGGAAGTACGGGTAGAACCGGGTCGAGGCGTAGTCGGGCTGGTAGGGCGCCTTGGCCCATTTCTTGACGCCCTCGATCATCGTGTAGACGTGGCCGGTCTCGCGGTTCCACAGTTCGACGATCTTCGCGAACGAACCTCCCTGTTCATCGGCATTGCCGCTGCCGCCGCCGGCCGTGTATTGCTCCGCTGCCTCGGCGTCCACGTCACTGTCGGCGACGCCGGTCAGCTTGACCGTCTCGCTCAGCGGCTGCAGATCCTTGGTGCGGCGCTGGAAGTATTGCTTGGCCGCCTTGACGTCGGCCTCGGTCAGCGCAGGGAACATCGCGCCGATACTCTTTGTCGGCCGATAGATCGCGTTGGCGTTCCAGTTCGCGATCGCATGGTCGGTCACGCTGCGCACGTCGAGCGAAACCTGCATGTCCTCTGGAGCGACGACGTCGACTGCCAATCCCTTGCGGATGGCAACCTCGAGCCGGTTCGAGACGCTGGCCTCGAGGTCGCGCAAGCGCCCTTCCTCGACGTCGCGTTCCTCGATGCTCATCGCGCAGTACGGATTCTCCGGATCCTCGACGGGCGGGGCCACCGGGGGCGCCATCAGCGTCGCGTCCTCGCCAAACTCCGCGGCCGGGTCCGGCGCACCGACTGCCGCCGCGGCCGCGTCGCGCGCGAGCCGGGCCTTGAGTTCTTCGATCTGCGCAAGGTTCTTGCGGATGTCGCCGAGCTCGTTCTGCAGCTGCGGGATGTTGGTGCCGTTCGAGACCATCAGCACCTTGAGCCAGCCGATACCGGTCGTCAGCACCGAGCGCACTTGAGCGCGGGCATTCGTCTTGAGCCGGGCGCTCGGCGCTTTCCACAGCGACGAGATGACGAGCTCCATCGTCTTGCCGAAGTCGTCCTCCTGCCCGGTGCCGATCGGGTCGACGCGCTTCGCCTTGCGGGCGGAGACGTCCGGGTTGCGGGCATACAGGAACGACACGAGGATGTCGATAAAGGCGCCGATCAGGTTCGCCGTCACCGCCCAATTCAGGTTCGCCGTGCCGGCCGCGTAGCGGCGATCGACGGCGTACTGCGCGCGGGAGTCGCGGTCGAACTTCCGCGCCTGCTCGTATTCATCCCACAGCGCCTTGACTTCGTTTTCCTCGGCTTCCTTGAGGCGCCTCGCTTCCTCATCCATCCCTTCGGTGTCGGCGGCATTGATGCCGGACTCGACGGCGTTGAGCATCGGGTTGGTCTCGGGGTCCACTAGCTATACCTCGGCTGCATGGGTTCCTGCTCGGTCGCCTCCAGCCAGGCCGCCGTGAACGGCAGGAGTTGCTTCCTGACAACCGGCGTAGGCTCGTGGGGTGCCATCATGGCATCGACTCCGCGGCCAATCAAGCCGCAGACGTCCGCGGCGTCGTCGTACTTGCCGGCCGGGAACGCGCACAACTGGTCGACGACGCGCTGGGCCCACGGGCGGCGCAGCGGGAAATATACCAGACCGGCCGCGGCGCGCGCCTGGAACGACGCGAGCTTGATCGCCTTGTTCTTGATCGACGTCAGTCCTTCCATGGCGACGTAGACCGGGGGCTGGTGCTCACGCATGGCGCGGGCGACGGCCGGCGAGATCGCCTGGTCGATCGGGCCGCCCTCGTGCCACCACTTGCGGGGATGATGGCGATGCACGAGCGAGACCTTCGCGTCGATCGTGACGTCGGTCGTTTTCTGCCCGTACCACCAGTCGATGAAATAGAACGGCGCCGACGACACGAGCTTGTCCTCGATCGCCATCTTGAGCTTCGACTCGCCGATCCCGCAGACCCCGTGTTCAGTGTAGTCGCCCTTATCTTCCTTCGTCGCGTAGTCCGACGCGCCGTAGATGGTCAGCGAGCGCGGCAACCCGCCGGGCTTGCCGGGCTCGACGTCGGGGTCGTACCACTTGAACCACTCGCGCTTGAACTCGATGCCCTCGCCCGCGGTCGGGCGCTGCTGGAACAGCGAGGCCCACGTGCGCACGGCGCGCGGGTTGTTCTCCCACTGCGCCCAATGCTCCACCGAGAACCATTCGGTCCACAGGTACTCGCCGATCGCGCGGCCGAGCGGGTCGTCGGGGTGCTCCGCCTTGGCCGGGATGTTGATGACGGTCCACCACTGGCCGTCGCGGCAGAGCACGCGGCCGGACTGTCCGGCGTAGTCCTCGGGCAGGATGCGCCCGGCCAGGTCGTTCTCGTTCCAGCGGGTTTGGATCAGGATGACCCAGCCGTTCGGCAGGAGGCGCGTCGAGGCGGAGTCGATGAACTCCGCTTCGATCTTGTCCTGCACGGTCTGCGAGTCCGCTTCCTCGCGGTTGGCGACAGGGTCGTCGATCAGGATCCCGTTGGCGCGGTTGCCGGTGATGCCGGCCAGCAAGCCCGCTGCCATGAACTCCGAGCCGTTCGAGAGCGCCCACTGGTCAACGGCTTTCTGGTCGTTGGCGAGGATCGGGCGATCCGGCCAGATCGAAATGTGCGCGTCGCTGCGGCACAGCGCTCGAGCCTTGCGCGACTGCTTGGCGGCGATCTTCGTCGCGTAGGACGCGATGATGATGCGGTACCCGGGCGTCCTCGAGAGGGCCCACGCTGGCGAGACGACTGACGCGTAGGACGATTTCGCGGAGCCCGGCGGGGCGAAGATCATCAGCCGGCCACGCGGGGTCGCCATCGTCCGCTCGATATTCTCCAGGATCACGCGATGGTGGAGCGCGAGGCTCGTTTCCACCGACTTGAAGTGCTCGGTGTCTGGATCCTGGTTGGCCGGCGCCCCGGGGATGTCGATCGAACGGGCGTACTCCACCAACGAGGCGCGCGAACGCTGCCGGCGCAGTAGCTCGAGCGCCGCCGCGCGGCGGTTGACGGTTTGGGCGGCGTCAGCCAACAGGAACCCCTCGTGTAACGTGAGAGTAGCGGAGGCGCCCCGGGTAGCAGCTTCCTAACATTATCCCGGCGCCGTCACGGGCTGCTCGTTATCCGCTACTCCCACGGCATCGGAGTATCGTCAATTTTAATTTGACTTGCAACTTGGGGGGCGGGTGCCGCAATTGGCGGGTCCGTTTTGGGTCCCCTTTTCGCAATTTGCGAAATGGAAGTGGGGCCCCCCGGGGTGCCCGTAGAAACGGGTCCTCTTTGGGTCCCCTTTGGCCTCTCGGCTGCCGTTTCCGCTGCCGCCGACAAGAAAGCCGCCTTGACCGCATCGCTCGAGGGGGTTTCACGTGGAACGACTAGACCCGGCGGATCGACCGTAGGCGCGTCAGATGGTACCGAATCAGCGCTGGGTACCGTGGGTCCCATTTTCGGGGGGTGTACCCCCTGTGCGATCGACAGCAAATCCTGGTCCGAGAGCGCTGAGCGTCGCGCGCCTTGCGTCGCAGCGATAGGCTCGGCACGCATGATTGCCTCCGCTGCGCGGAGTAGCGTATCGGGCTTCGCGTCAGTGGCTCGCAGGATGCGCGCCATAGCGCGCAGCGCTTCGCGCCGTAGGCTATCTAGGTCTAGCGATTCATCGTGTGCCATAGCGTCCCCCAATGCGCCAAGCGCGCAGCGCGAATCTACCAGACTGGCCGCCGGCCGCGCAATGCGCTGCGCTGTAACCGTTCTTTGCGATAAATGCCGCGCAATTAGCTTGTAACCGTGTTTTCACGTAGGGTTACATGACGGTTACAGCAAAAAGCTAATGGAATCAAGCGCTTAGGGGTCTGTAACCATGTAACCCGTGTAACCGGACTTTGCTACCCCTCTACCCCTACTACTATACTACTATGCACTCCCTACTAGTACCCCTATTCTCTCTGTACTAACTAGACTAGTTATTAAAGGTTACAGGTTACAGATAATTAAAACCCTAAGCGCTTCAAGCACTTACAAAACGTAACCGTAATTTGCAAAACGGGATACACGTTCGGTTACGGTTACTGACGCTTTTTGTCACTTTCTGACAGAAAATTGTCGGTTACTGACGAAAAGTGTCACAGCTGCGGCGCCGGTCGCTAATAAAATCAACAGGTTACGATTGGCACGGTTACTGCATTGTATTCAGCGCGGCCGCGATTTCCGCGGCTCTTTGGAGGTTCGACAATGATTCCCAAGTCACTTCACACGGTTTCCGTTCTGGTGAACGTCGCGCAGCATCATATGGCGATCGTTCGCCACCAGTATCCGCAAGGCAATTGCACGCCAGCTGCGGCGATTGATGCGGCCGCGGCGATTCTCGGTTATGCCGACACTGCCGACGTGTACGCGCTGAAAGCGGCCGCGGTCCGCAAACTCGAAAAGGCGCAGCGCTCGTGAGCAGTGTCCTAATCCTTTCGCTGCAGCTGCCAGCGTACGCCATGACTTGCCGCGCTGCGTCCACGATCGCGGCCGAGTGGGACAAGGTCCACGGTTATCGCGTCCTTGTGGATGGCGAGCCGCGGCCGCAGCGCTACCCAAGCGCGGAGCGCTGCGTCGCCGCGGCAATGCGCATTGCGCGCGCTGCCATGCGCGAATCCGGCCGAATGTAATCCCTAACAATTGGAGTCTATCGCAATGTCATTCATGAATCTGTATCACACGCCGAAAGGCGCCTTGTATTCGGCAGACTGCGCGCGCTGCGGCGCGACTATCTACGTGCACGAATGGGCCACGCCGGATAACAATTCGGACCGTGACGCGCTGCAGGACGGCACGCTGGCGTGCCCGCATTGCTGCACGGGTACCGCTGACGCGTCCACTTTCCAATCGCACGGCCGGCGCCACTATGCGGCGCGCTATTCGGCCGATGGGTATATGGATTGCACCGATTGGCACTACGGCACGAACCTCCGAGAATTGCTGCGGGAAGTGCGCGATCTGTACGGCGATGAGGGCTAACGCCATGCGCTCGTTTTGGGATTACGGACACGGATTCGCATTCTCGCCGCGCGTTAAACCCATCGGCCGCGCGCGCACCGCGGCGCCGTTCCAGGAATGGCGCATCCTGTGCCGTGTGACCGGCCGCGACGCTGCGCACAAGTATCACGGCATGAATACCGGGCGCCGGATTTGGACCAACGCGCGGAATCTCTACGCCGATGTGCGGACCATCCGCGGAACCTTCGGGCGCCTTGAATATTCCGGCGGGATGACCGCCGCGGAATTCGAAGCGCTCCCCATCGTTTCAATCAATCAGGAGTAGATACCATGACACAGCGATTTGCAGCGCGTGAGCGATTCGAGTTTTCAAACGGCGCCATTGGCTACAGGCCCGGCGGACCGTTCGACATTATCGGGCCATACGCTAAGGTGCAGAATTGCCCGATCGCTGGCACTGCGCTACGCCTTACGTGCTACGCGACGGCGCCGGCCGACACTTTCTTTAGCGTGCCAGCGTGCACGCGCTACCGTGGCCGCTACGTGCGCGGATACTTCACCAGCGATTCAGACGGCGCCGTGGAATTTCGCGTAATGGATGCGAGCCGCGACGCGTTCCCCATGCTGGCGGGACCGCGCGCCGATTTGTCTATCTACAATCAGGGTGCATAACATGAAACGAACGGCAAGCAATGAGTCGCCGCGCGCTGCGGCACGTCGCGAAACACTGGCGCGCGAACTGGCGCGGAACCTCAAGCGCCAGGCGCCTGGGCTCTGGCGCGCCTTGCCGCGGGCCATGCGCGGCGATCCCGTCACATATCCGCGGGGCATCATCAATGTCTAACCTCAATACACGCGCGGAGCGCTTGGCGCGGCTCGCGCAGCTGCAAGCGCTCGAATCGGAATTGCGCGCGGAGAGCCGCGACCGCGACGCGCGACGCGCGGCCGCGATCGCGCGCAGCGCTGCAGCGCGCGAAACACTGCGACGTGCCAAGCGCTCCGGCGGGTTCGCGATCCTGCCATTGCTGGCACTACTGGCAATCGGCGCCGCGGCCGCGATCGCTGGCCACAATGCCGAAATGCGCACGCGTGAGGCTGCAGCACTGCACTGCGCGCGCGCCAGTGACGGTGCGGATAGTTCGATAGCGGACTGCTACACGTCGCGCGACCTGCCACTACCGGAGGGGATCTAATGAAAACCCGCAAACCGAAACCGCCGACGATTACCTATAACCCTGAATGGGCGCCGGAATGGGCGCCGCGCGATCGTTGGCGCATAGTCGAAAACGCGTCCAAAGGACTGCGGATTGTCGGCGCCGCGCACGACGTGCTCGAATCCGAGGGGCGCCGGATGGATCGTACCGGCTGGTTCCTGGACCCGTGGGGGGATGGGGAAACCGCTACGGGCTACGTCCTGCAATTGCCGGGCGCCGATCGCGCGCCGCGATACGTGCCAGCGATCGCGGATCCGTACAATGATGACGCGTTTATCGTGGACTTCCACGATATAGGCGCCGAGAAAGTCGAAGCGGCGCGCGCGGCCGATCGCATGGCGGAACTGTACGCCGAAGCGGAACGCGAGTATCAAACGCGCGACGCTGCGGAACGGCGCGCCGAAGAATCGCGCGAAGAAATCGCCGCGGCTCGCAAGGCACATTCAGCGCTTGCCGCGGAGCTCCGCGCATTTGCCAGCTGGCGCAATATCTCGGCGCCGGCAATCTGCAGCGCGATTCGCGCGCAGCTGCAGGCGCAGCGCGACACGGTCCGGGCCGCTGTGAAGCGGATTCGCACCCTTGCCGACAACCCTTATGCAGTCCTGGAGGGCCGCTTCTAATGAAAACCCGATTCGATAACCGCCAACTTGCGCACGTATGGGCGCAGCAATCGCAGCCGGAGGGCCGCGGGTCCAATATGTTCTTTGAGGGCGCCGCGATATTTAGCTATGGGCGCCACTTCAAAATCGCGGAATTTGTAACCCGCAACAAAGCGCGCGCGGTGCTATTCAATACGCGCCGCTACAGCATCAGCACATCGCGCCATGTTGGCTACACTGCGAGCGCGCTGCATGGTCTAGGCGTGCCAGTGTTCCACGTCCCGGACATTGATGATGCACGGCGAGGCGGCAAGGCTACGCGCGAATACTACGCGCGCGAGATTGGCGCCGCGGAACTGAAAGCGGCGCGCGCCCGGACTGCGCACGGCGCCCAATGGGAAATGCAGCGCGCCTCGGATTTCGCGCACGAGGCAAACGCGTATTCCGCCTTTTTCGGGCTGCGCTGGCGCGTGTCTATCCCGGCATTCAGTCCCGAACGCCTGGAAGCGATCCGCAACGCAGCGAAGCGCGAAGCGGCGCGCAAAGCGGCCCGGACTAAGGCGCAACAGAAACGCGACGCAGCGGAACTGGCGCGACGCGCTGCAGAGTATGAAGCGGCGCGCGAAGAATGGCGCCGCGGCGAGTCTCCGCGGCTCCCAGTGCATTCCTCATGGTCCGGTAATACGATGCTGCGCCTTAGCGGCGACCGGATCGAAACGAGCCGCGGCGCCTGGATTCCCGTGAGCGCTGCGCGCCTTGTATGGGATGCGGTCCGGCACTGCAAGGAAACCGGCGCCGGATGGGCGCCGCTAGGTGCGGACCGGCCGCGCATTGGCGAGTTTACGCTGGACCGCGTAGACGCGGAGGGGAATATCTCCGCCGGCTGCCATACGATCGAATACCTGGAACTGGCGCGCATGGCAGTCGCGCTTGGCTATGAGGGGGTGCAGTCATGATTGGATATGAGAAAATTAGCCGGCGCGATTTCTACGCGGCCGGAGGATTCGCCAACCCGCGCTGCGTCAGAGTGACGCGCGGCCGCGCATGGGCGTATTTTTACCGGGTGCAGTCGTGAGCGCGCATACCCCGGGACCATGGAGCGTCGGGCCTTTAGTCCATGAGATACGCGGCCCGCAAAATGAATTGCTCGCGGAGTTGGCTAGTCTCGGGGAGCGATACGCGGAAACTGAACCGAATGCGCGCCTAATGGCCGCGGCTCCCGCCTTGCTTGAAGCGCTGCGCGACGTGGTGGAATACCTGGACCTTAAGGCGGAGGGATTCGCGCGGGAATATCCGCCGGATCACTGCATTAACCTGACGGTTAACCGCCAGCGTGACAATGTACGCGCAGCGCTGCGCGCCGCTGGGGTGCAGCTGTGAGCGCTCGCGAGAATACGCTAGGCGCGCTCGCGCAATGCGCTGCGGCTCTTGAAAAGCGGCAGCAATTCGCGCGAGACAATTATCCGCCGGACTACGTTTCCTGGTACATGGAAGCGGCCGAAGCGCTGCGCGCTGCGCACGATATGCTCCGCGCGCCGTGGACGTACGAGCTAGGTTACAACCCCGGCAGTGGCGGCCCTTACATCATCAAACGCGTATCGGATGACAAGCGCACCGTGGAAGCCTATGGGGGCCGGTTGCTGCAGTGGCAAGCATACCCGTCCGCATGGTGCGCGCCGAAGCGCTACGCGCAGCGCGGGACCGCCTATCGTGCAATGCGGAAACTTCAAGCGAACGGAGGGCGCCCGAAATGAGGCGCAGCCCCTACTACCGCAAATTGTCGCGCGCTGCGCAGCTGCGCCGGCTCGCGCGCCATAAAGCGGCGCTCTGCTGGTGCGACGGTTGGCCATTCCCGCACCGCGCCGGCAGCCGCGCGGCTTCCCCTCACGCGCCCGGCTGCACGCAGCCGGCGCCCCGTTGGTAATCCTGGAGGACACAAATGCAGATCAAAGAGTTTGACCGCGCGACCGTGCAGAATCTCATGGCAGAACTAGACGCAGTGCTGGCGCAAGCGCTCGCGCCTTACGGGCTCGCGATCGACAAAAAGCGCGGAACCTACGACCGCGAGCGCTTCACATACAAGGTTGAAATGATCGCGGCCGGCGCCGATCCCGGCCGGTCTGAATTCGAGCGCTACGCGGTCCTGCTAGGCGTTAAGCCGGAGGACTACGGGCGCGAGTTCACGAGCAACGGCGAGCGCTACCGGCTTATCGGGTTGAACCTCAACCGGCCGAAGTTCCCATTCTCCGCGGAAAGGCTCGGCGGCCGCGGCGGCAAGTACAAATTCCCGCGCGACGCGGTGAAGCGCGCGCTCGGCTACGCGGAGGGCGCACAGTGAGCGAACGATTCCAGGTATTTACCCGCTACAGCGGCAGCGGCTCGCACAGCATGAGCAAGCCGCGCCGGTACTGCATGGCACTGACGCGCGACGAAGCTACGCGCATCTGCACGTCACGCAATGACGCGCGATCGGCCGCGCAGCGCCGGGCGGGTTTCTTCTACGAGTGGACGACGGAGCGCTACTTTAACGAGGCTTGGCGCTAGTGAGCGCCACTCGACACGCGGAGCGCGTCGCGCGCGGCTACGCTGCAGAGCTCGGCCACAACCTCGAGCCCTGGAAACCGTGCGGACCGTTCCGCGCGTCGAGCGAGTGCATCTGTGGCATGGGCGTTACCGTATCCACAACCAGCGGCGAGCCCGGTATGATCGGCGCCGCTGTCACCTTTCGCTGTCCAATGGAGGACAAAAATGCTGTCTAAAATCTCCCCGCCTTTCCTTGCCGTGCTGATCGTGCTGGCACTCTTTGGCGCCGTGCTTCTCACACTCGCGGGTGCGCTGCAGTGATCGCAGTAGCAGGCGGCATTCTGCTGGCGCTCGCGTTCCTGACTGCGCTCGGCTTCGTTCTCGCCATGCTCGACACGGGGCCGGGGCTCGACATCAGCGGCACCGACATAGCCATAACGATCGGCGCCGTGCTGATGCTGTTGCTCGCAGTGGTGACGGCATGAGCGCCATGTTACATATCCCCCTGCGCGCGAAGCTCGCTGAGCCAAGCATGGAGCGCCGGCTGCGCTGGCGACAGGCGCGCGCGCGCGCGTGCGATGGTACGCG